TATCATAGGTCACCAAATGTTACTTATTGCCAAGAGATACAAAGTTGTGCTAACTGTACATGACAGTATTGTGGCCTGTGTAACCGACGAGGAGTTGGATGAAGCGCAAGCATATGTCGAAGAATGTATGAGCCAAACACCTAAGTGGGCTGATGGATTACCGATCACATGTGAAAGCGGGACAGGCAAATCATATGGAGAATGTGAGTGACAAAAGTATGGCCGTGGTCCTTCAGTAAGATCAAAGACTTTGAGCAATGCCCGAAGCAGTATTACCACAAACACATCTTGAAAGAGGTGCCGTTCGTGCAGACCGAGGCCATATTGTACGGTAACGAGTTCCATAAGATGGCCGAAGACTTTATTGGTAAAGGCACACCCGTGCCCGCGAAGTTCAGCTACGCGAAGAAAGCCCTAACATCTTTGAAGAACAGGCAGGGTGAAAAGCTGTGCGAGATAAAGATGGGCTTGACGGAGAACCTAGAGGCTTGTGACTTCTACGCTTCTGACGTTTGGTTTCGTGGTATTGCTGACCTAGTAATACTAGACGATGAAGTAGCCACTGTTGTGGACTACAAGACAGGCAAATCCGCCAAGTACGCAGACAAAGGACAGCTAGAGTTAATGGCTCTCGCGCTTATGGCACGTTACCCACAGGTCAAAAAGGTACGTGCAGCATTGTTATTTGTTGTATGTAATGACTTGGTAAAAGACACCTACATGGAGTATGATAAGTCTAAGCTGTGGGAGAAGTGGCTCGGTAAGTATGGGCAGATGGAAACCGCAGCAAAAGAAGACATGTGGAACGCACGACCTAATGGGTTATGCAGACGCTACTGTCCTATCATTGAATGTGTCCATAACGGAGCCAACTGATGCCATATAAAAACCCCAAAGACCGCCCCAAACAAAAGAACAAACCTGTCGGTAGCAAACCGTTTGAAGCTCGGATGGAACGCCAACGTGCTCGTCGTGCTATGGACAAGAACGGTGTGGATAAAAACAAGAACGGTAAAGCTGATAAACGCGAAGGCAAAGATATCAGTCACAAGAAAGCCTTGTCAAAAGGTGGTTCTAATAAAGACGGTGTGACAATCGAAAGCCGGAGCAAGAACCGCGCACGGAACTACAAGAAGAAAAAATAATTCGGGCAACTGCCCGAAAGGAGAACACATGCGAATAGTGGATGGTAAGGCGCTGCTACTCAAGCTGCGCAACCCAAAACGTGTCACTGAAACGATACCAAAAAGCAGACCAGTGCAGGACCATGAAGTCTTGGTCAAGTGGGGTATAGACGAAGCGCATACTCTGCGTAAGTTGAACATAAACGTGCCATCACCCATCAACGGTAGGTACACATGGACAGGCAAACACGCACCGTTCGACCATCAGAAGAAGACAGCGGCCTTCCTGACCATGAACCCAAAAGCGTTTTGTTTTAACGAGCAAGGTACAGGTAAGACTGCCTCGGCTATTTGGGCAGCGGACTACCTAATGAAACAGGGCAAGGTCAAACGTGTTTTGGTCATCTGCCCCCTGTCGATTATGGATAGCGCATGGCGCGAAGACTTGTTTACCTTTGCGCCACACCGCAGTGTGTCGATAGCGCATGGCGCGTCGAAGAAACGCCGCGAGATAATCCAGCAGGGTTCTGAATTTGTCGTAATAAATTATGACGGTGTTGAGATTGTAGCGGACGACATCGCCAACGGTGGGTTTGATCTGGTCATTGTAGACGAGGCTACGCACTACAAGAACGCGCAGTCCAAACGGTGGAAGGTGTTGAACAAGTTAGTGGGTGACGATACTTGGCTTTGGATGATGACAGGTACACCTGCCGCGCAGTCGCCGTTAGATGCGTACGGTCTAGCCAAACTTATTGACCCGCAATCTGTGCCGAGGTTCTTTGGGTCTTTCCGTGATATGGTTATGACAAAGGTTACGCAGTTTAGGTGGGTGGTCAAACCTACCGCATCGGATCTAGTGTTTAACATTCTACAACCTGCCATACGGTTCACCAAAGAAGAATGTCTTGATCTACCTGACATGACATATACGAACCGCCATGTTGAACTGACGCGACAGCAGAAGAAATACTACAACACGCTCAAGAAAAGCATGACCATGACTGTGGGTGACGATGAGGTAACCGCTATGAACGCGGCGATCATTATGAACAAGCTACTGCAAATATCTGCAGGGGCGGTCTACACCGACGAAGGTGATACGTTAGAGTTTGACATCAAGCATAGATATAAGGTGCTGAAAGAAGTCGTGGATGAGAGCAGCCAAAAGGTATTGGTGTTCGTACCGTTCAAACACACCATTGACATACTAACAGATAAGTTGCGTAATGACGGTATATCTACGGAAGTAATACGAGGGGACGTGCCCGTAGCCAAGCGAACCGACATCTTTAAACGGTTCCAGAACACCCCCGATCCAAGGGTGCTAGTCATCCAGCCGCAGTCGGCAGCACATGGTGTTACGTTAACAGCAGCCAATACTGTGGTGTGGTGGGGGCCAACGTCTTCGCTAGAAACATACGCTCAAGCTAACGCTAGGGTTCATAGGTCAGGTCAGAAGCATCGTTGTACAGTCGTGCAGCTACAAGGTTCTGCCGTGGAAAAGCGTATTTATTCACTATTAAATAACAGAATAGACGTACACACAAAAATGATCGACCTTTACAAAGAATTACTTGACTAGGCTACATTTAATAACTAAAGTGTAATTCTCGTTAACTAGGAGAACGCATATGGAGGATACGTCCGACATCCCTGCAGATAAGCTCACCAAAGCCTATATAAAGATACGGGCAAAAAGAGCGGAGCTATCTGCACGGTACAAAGAAGAAGATGGAGTGTTGGTACGCCAACAGGAAATCTTGAAGAACGCGCTGCTAGACTACTGTGAGAACCACAAAGTCGAAAGCGTTAGAACCTCTGAAGGTTTGTTTTTTCGGTCTAGCAAAACCAAGTATTGGACCAGTGATTGGGAACAAATGTACGGCTTCATCAAGGAGCATGATGTACCTGAGTTCCTAGACAGGCGGCTGAACCAGACCAACATCAAACAGTTTTTGGAGGAGAACCCAGACGTTATGCCCAAAGGCATGAACGTAGACACCGAGTATGTTATATCAGTAAGGAAAAAATAATGGCAGAACCATTTGTACCAATAGAAGATTTGGCGAAGCATTTCGCAGTGTCCATTTCTACTATCCGTGCGTGGGTACGACAGGGGCATATCCCTAAGTCCACGTACATTAAGATCGGTAACACATACCGTTTTAATAAGACTTCTGTGACCGCAGCCTTAACGGGCAAAGCCAAGGAAGAAGAACAGGCCGAGATACGCAATGAGCCTGTAGAAGAACAGCTAGAATTTGATTTCGATGCTGATGTAGACGTATAGTCAGAAAAGGAGAACGACATTGGCTGATACATATATAATTGAGGGCGTTGAAGCTCTATGGCCGCGCATAGACCAAACCTATGCGTTTGATAAAAAGGTTAACCGCAGTATGCCCTGCGGTCCGCGTGACACCAACGCGGAATTTTCTATCCAGTTTCGTATGGATAGCGCTGCGGCGAAGGCTTTGTTCAAGGCTATGAGCGCAAGCTACATGGCAAACCGCGAGGACAAGTGGGCGGAGAAATTATCTAACCCATTCGTAAAGGATGATAACGGTACATATACGCACAAAGCCACATTGAAGGGCGCGTATAATGGTCAGGCAACCGATAAGCCTGCTCAGTACGATTCACAGGGTAGCGGGTTAGCAGAAGACTTCCAGTTGACCACTGGCAGTACGGTTAACATCGCCGTGAAGTTGGTGCCATATGACTTTGGGGGAAACCAAAGCGTGTCACTAAGGCTGAACGCTGTGCAGGTTATTAAGTACCTTCCGATGGAACGTGCCAACCCGTTCGGTACAGTGGATGGTGGTTTTGTGGCAGAAGACCCAAACCCATTCAAAGAGAAGCCCAAGTCAAACAACGTGTTGGAAATGAAGCCTACCACAGATGACGATGATGGGTTTGACGAAGAGCCAGTAAAGAAGACTGTAAAGAAAGCAGCGGTAAACTCTCCGTCAAGCGGTGATCTCAATGACATTGTGGATAGCATGTTCGACGACGACGATTAAAACAAAACGCCACGGTTACTACGGTAGCCGTGGTTACTCTTATGGTATGAGTGGTAGTAATGAAAACAAAACGATTTTTGGAGCTAATTCTAGCGCACGAAGGGGAATATTGCGTTTGGGCCAACAGGAACGGGCGGGTACAGCAAACCTTTCACGCATCTGTAGATGACCTGTTACAGGCAGGACGCGACTTAGATAGCAACGGGTGGAACGCCTTCTTTGCGATGGGAACGTTTTTTGACAGCAGTTCCCGTGAAGCGACCAACGTGCAGTGGATGAAGTCTTTCTACTTAGACTTAGACTGTGGTCCCGACAAAGAGTTTCCATCCCAAGCAGTAGCCATAGACGCGCTACGCACCTTCTGTGAAAATAACGGCTTGCCCACACCCACGCTTGTGAACTCAGGACGTGGCGTACACGTATACTGGATATTGTCCGAGCCTGTGTGCAGGGAAGATTGGTGGCCTGTAGCTGAACGTCTAAAGATGTTATGTAGGGATCAAGGTTTTGAGGCCGACCCCTCGCGTACTTCTGACGCTGCTAGTATTCTGCGCATACCAAACACACGTAACCACAAGTATGAGGAACCACTACCTGTAGAATTTTATGGGATAGAAGACTTCGATACTGTGGACTTTGACACGTTTGCTACGCTGTTAGGCGATGATCCGATACCAGTACCCAAGAAACGTGAGGCATCGGCGGTCAGCGCTTTCAAAGACGCGATGTACCAAAACTATAAGGGTAGCTTCAAGCGTCTGCTGCTGAAGACCAAGAACGGTACGGGCTGCAACCAGATCAAACACATAATAAAACATCAAGGTAGCGTGTCGCACGACCTATGGCGAGCGGGGTTATCAATAGCCAACGTGTGCGAGGACGGGGCAGAAGCGGCTCACATAATGTCTGCGCAACACGAAGATTACAGTGTGCAAGGCACACTAAAGAAGATGGAAGATACAGGCGGTCCACACTTCTGTAGCACGATAGAACGGCTGAACCCTGACGGGTGCGAGGGTTGTCCAAACAAGGGTAAGATTACAACCCCCGCGGTGCTCACAAAAGAAATCAAAGAAGCTACGCCAGAAGACAATATTATAGAGGAAATAGATGGGGGTAGTACGAAGCAGATCACAATACCCGCACTGCCAAGACCATATTTTAGGGGGCAGAACGGGGGCGTGTACCTACGCACTGTGAACTCAAATGATGAACCCGAAGAAATTTGTGTGTACCACAACGACTTCTATGTAACGCGCAGGCTGCACGATGTTGAGCTTGGGGAAGTCATAGCTTTTGCTTTACACCTACCAAGGGATGGGGTTCGAGAGTTTGTAGTCCCGCTATCAGCTATTACATCAAGAGAAGAGTTCCGCAAACACATGTCCATGAAGGGCATAACCACATTCGGGAAGGACGTAGACAAGCTAATGGCCTACACAGCAGCATGGATAAACGAGTTACAGCAAACAACTACCGCTAGTGAAGCGCACCAACAGTTCGGTTGGGTTGATGAAGATACGATGGATGCGTTTGTGTTAGGTGACCAACTGATTACGGCAGCGGGTACAGAATATAACCCACCGTCAAGTAAGACTGCGGGGTTGATAGACGCGTTTAGGCCAAAAGGTTCTAGGGAGCGTAGTAGGGAGCTACTCGATTTTTACGCACAAGAAGGCATGGAGCTACAACAGTTCACTATATGCGGAGCTTTCGGCACGATCCTGATGCCCTTGACTGGATTGTACAGTCTAGGTGTGCATTTGTTCGGTGAGACAGGTGGTGGTAAAACAACAGCTATGTATACAAACACGTCCATATGGGGGGAGCCACGTCCACTGACGTTGACCAAGAAAGATACAGAAAACTCTAGGATGAACCGCGCCGAGGTCATGCACAATCTGGGGTTAAACACGGATGAGATGACCAACATCCACGGTAAGCAAGCGTCCGACTACGCGTACCAATTATCAGAAGGAACGCAGAAGAACCGGATGGCAGGTGGCGGCAACTACGAACGTGTTAGGGGTAAGCCGTGGCGTCTGATAGCTTTCTCCACAGGTAACATTAGTATTTACGCGCAGATGGCTATGGCCAAGGGCGACACCAAAGCAGAGATGCAGCGGCTCCTCGAATTACGTGTGGATGAAATACCCAAAGTAGTTGTTGACCCTGCGGTATCCGCTAGTCTGTACAAAGACGTACAAGCTAACTACGGTCACTTTGGTCCCGAGTACGTGCAATACGTTATCCAAAACAAAGACACTATCAAGGCTGACTACGAAACCATAAAAGCCAGATTAGACAAAGCCGCAGGGTTGGATCAGAAGAACCGTTTCTGGTCTGGTGGGTGTTCTGCTATATTAGTCGGAGCCTTGGCCGCAAAACGAGCAGGCATAATAGATTATGATATGAAGAAGCTGTTCAAGTGGGTGGTGGGGCAACTTATACGGGTAAAAGCGTTTGTAGATGATAGCACCGCGTCTGTCCAAACACTGGTCACAGAATTTACTACCGAACATTGGGGTAGCATACTGAAGATCAAAAGCACCGACACTGCACAAGAAGCGGAAGGTATTACGCCCATGGTTATACCCGACCAGAACCCAAGAGGCTCTTTGGTTGCGCGATACGAGACAGATACAAACATGCTATATATTGTACCCAAACCGTTCAAGAAGTGGCTTGGCGAACAGAAGCTAGACTACACTAGCACGGTAGAGGGGATGCAGCGCGAGATGGGGGCTAAACGCAAACAGATGCGGTTGTCCAAAGGCACTAACTTTAACCTGCCTCCGATACGCGCCATTGCAGTAGAATTAAAAGGTTTTAGCGGTGTACCAGAAGCCACTGAGGATTGATGATCTAGCGCCAGACCAAGTAAAGATCATCGTTGATTGGGACGCCATGGTAGTGGGAGCGTCTATTTTTGTGCCTTGCGTTAACAATGTCAAAGCCAAGAAACAACTCATTGAAGTAGCAACGCGCAAAAATTGGGATGTCGAAGTACGGGTTCGTATAGAAAACGGCATGTTTGGGGTTCGCATGTGGCGAACTGTGTGATACATGTTAGGTGACAAGCTCGACACCTTGTTGTTCTCCTCCCACTACCCCCGCCATTGTGCGGGGGTTTTTTAGTCAAATAGCTGTATTCCCTGATCGTATTCGTCCAAGCTACGCAGCATAAACGGTGTGTACTCAATACCACCCACCATCTTCTTGGTACGCTGATCGAACGCCCTACGAGACTTCTTAATCGTGTCAGGCATGATTATGTTCTTACTACGTGCGCTTCTAGGTAACTCTCGGTTGTATTCCCTTATCTTCTTTACAGCCTCTCGGTATCCAGAGGCATCACCATTAGCAGCGGCAATATTTGCGGCGCGTAACAAACGTGTGCGTTCGGTTCTAAGGAACGTATCTTTCCGCCGCTCGTTCTTGTTTATCTCATAAGTTTTTATGACATCAGCGTTGGCAAACCCGGCAAACTGCCCGAGTACCTGCATCACCCCAATATCTTCTACCACGGCGTCACCTCTACGGGTTTCGACTTCACCTGTCGCAGCCTGTTTGCCGCCTTTGATTATGTTTCTCGCCGCTGCGGGTAGGATTGCTTCCGTACCTTTAAGTATTTCGCCTTCTTGTACCAAGCCTACACCACGTTCAATACTCAACCCGATACCTACGATTGGACCACCTAGCTGCTCAATCAGAGTAAAGAATTGTGATTGATCCTTCTCAATGATTGGTGGGCGGTACAGCAGACTATTCAGGCTGATACGGCTTGCAACCTCTACACCCAAGGCTTCGTTTATAACGCCTTTGTACAAACCTTCGCCTACAGTCTTACGGAGCATTGCATCGAAATCATCTTCGTCATCATCTACAAACAAGTCGTATATCTGACCCAACGCACCCATCAACGGCATACCTGCTACACCTGCGAACAACCCTGTAGATACAAGGAAGCGACCTAGCTGCTTCTGCGCGATGCGACGATTAACTTTATCGTCTTCTGTCTTGGCGGTCTTAAACGCCTCGTCTGTCATACGCGCCATCATGTAGTATTTACTGATAGCGAACCGCTTAAACAACATGGCCATGTTGCCGATACCCGACTGTGCATAAACTGGACGCCCTGCAGAAGCAGTAGCACCAAGGGTAAACTCTGTCTCTGTCACCGCAGTCATGGCTGCTTGACGCTTTTCATCTACGGTAAGCTCGCCGCCTTTCTTGTCACGCATACGCTGTAGCTCCAACATATAGGTAGCTGTCATGGCGACTTCGCGGTTGTAACGTTCTGCATGGTGAAACAGGAAGCTGTTCCATGAGTTTATCTTTTCCATGACATCTTTGGTGTTACCCATGTCAAGCTGCTCTTGGTTCAGCGTCTGGTTTATCTGCGCGTTTTCAGTAGCTACTTCTGCCAACACCTCTATGTCCCGCAGTTCCTTTGGTAAGTCCGCTGCGTCAAAGTCATAGTTTGCTATAGAGAACCCAGCCATACCCGTGTTGACTTTGCGGTCCGTCATCTTGCCGTTTGGCCCCATGACCTGCACCATCTTTTCTTTTGGGCTACGCGCAAGGATCGCGCTTGCTGAACCCATTGCCTTCATGGCAGCTTTGTCACCATACTTACCCATCAACCGTGGGGCGGTACTCATAAACACGTCGAATGTGGTAATAGCCGCGGAGGACAAGTTGAAGCCCATGGTCCAACCGTAACCTGCAGAGGTGGCAACTTGCGACCAACGGGGCACTGTAGGACGTTGCGCAAAGTTTGCTATCTGCTCAAGTTTATCTCGGAACAAACCTACATCTGTGGATGTCTTTTCTGCAGGGGCAAACTCACGGAGTTCGTTCTTAAACCCCTGTATCTTAGCACCGTATTGCATCTGCACGATCTGGCGGTTGTAGTCACGTCCCTTGTTCTGCACCATGTCTACAAGATCAAAGGCTTCCTCGGCCATCCCTGTGGGTGTCTTGTCACCCAAGAAACCACGTACATCTCCACGTTTGCGGAACGACTGCATAAACGAACGTTCGGGCATCATATCCAAAGCCAACGCAGCGATACTGTCAATGGTGGTGGCGTCTACATCGTTGGCCTTCAGTGTCTGTAACACGTTAAACACAAAAGAATCGGGCGGGGCTTGCGAGAAACTAGCCACGGTACTAGACGTACCTTCTTCCCAATCTTTTAAAATGTAGGCACGGCGCTTATCGCCTTGTGGAAGTTTAGCCAAAACCCCATCGTTGTATTCTTTTAGGTTGCGTTTAGCTTTCTCCCGCAACCGTTCAGACGTAAAGTATTCTACAAAACGTTCTATCTTACCTGTCTTTGGGTCTATGGTGTTATACGCTAGGCGGAAGTTGCCTTGACGGGTCAACGGAGCAAACGGTTTGATAACCCCACGGTCCATGTTCAATAGCTTCGCTAGTTTATCTATGGCTTTCTTACGTGTGGCTGCGTCTTTGATAGTAGCCGCAAGGTTTTTATCTATCGACTTCATAACTTCAGCCGTGCTCGCCTCGAATGTGTTGGTGACTACCGCGTATAGATTTTGACCTTCTTTACCTAAACTTTTCCACTTCTTATGTAAGTCTGCGTGGATCGCTCGGGCTTCTTTTTCGTTATACCCTTCTGCATTCTTGTCACGCCCATAGGCTTTATTAAAGTCAGCCTGTCTGGGATCAATACGTTCGTATGTTGCGTTCGGCACCAAGGCTTGTAACGTGTTGAATTTTTCAAGGCTGTCTTTCTTAAACTTGCGTAGGTCAGCTACGATAGGATCAAGCCGTTCGTTACGCTCCCGTAACGCGGAACTCATACCGTTGATGATGTTGTTTAATTGTGGAGCCATAGGTATTTTAGACTCCGCCAACCGCCCTAAGATGTTTACAGGCTGCAAATTCAAGAATACTTTTTTGGCCACTGGGGGTATCGCGGAACCCATAAGCTCTTTGGCTTGATCGTAGAAGTTTTTATCCGCGTTTATAACCTTTGCGCCTAGTTCATTGATGGCCTGTGCCGCACCTGCAGGTGTTTTTATCTTCAGATACATCTTAGTAGCTGCGCGGCCATCGTAATCTACGGCGATCATTTCTTGCACAAGCTCGTCGATTGCTTGATACGCAGAGTTATCCGGTACGTTCGGGCGTCCAAACAACGTCCTAACAAAATTAGAGATGGCTCGTACCATCTGCTGCCATGGATTACGTCCTTTGATTGTAGTCAACTTCAGTTGTGTTTGGAACTCAGGGTTGGACAGCGCCTCTGCAACGAACTCGTCCATCGTGGTCAGCCCGTATTCGTCAGCTAGTTGTTCCTTGGTTTCTTCAAACAACCTGTTTAGCTTTTTAGTCAGAGGATGCGATTTGTTTGCGATGATCCCAGACGTAGCCGCGTGTAACGCTTCGTGCAATAACGCGTGCCCGGTAAACCCTGTGTCTTTGTCTAGGTATATCGTGTTATCAGCAGGATCGAAGTAACCAGCTACCGGAGCGCCATCTTCCGCACGCAGGTTTTTTCTAGCTACAATCTTGGTGTCGCCCAGAGTTTCCGCGAGGCGTTTGGACAGCAACGCTATATCTTTCGACGGGGTGGTAAACTGGAGTGCTACCAAGGCATCTACCAAATTACCTTTATTCAACGCATTTGTAACTGAACTACGGAGCGGCACATCTATTACTAATTCGGCGGGTAACTTTAGATCACTGCTTTCTGTTTCTTGTTTAGCGCGAGCAGCAGCATCTTGTTTTTTGTTATATGCTTCTAAACGGTTAGCGCGGTTACTACTTTGATTTCCTACAACGGCAATCCGTGTTTCCATATCGGCTACTAACTGCGCGGACCCGTTTGCACGAACCCATTTAATTACTTTGGCAGCTTCGTTTGCACTCATGTTGTTTAGTGCGCCATCGGCTAAATAAAATTCTCGCTCCATAACTTGCTGCGGTAGGTTACCCGAAAACTCATTACTATTTTTATTACGAGTAACCTTTTCAGCGTAATCTTCAATAACTGCGGTAAACGCTAAATCAAACGAAGGAAAGTAGTCAAAGTACCTATGCAATGCGTTAGACGTTTTTCTGTTTGTGGCTTTAGTTACGGGCTTCTTTAGCTCGTTCAATATTTTATTTTTATCTGCAGCAGTCATGTTTGACGGTGTTGAATCCGTGTGTGACCGCCCTACACGTTTAACATTGTCACTTTGTGCTTCAAATATAGCAGCTTGTTTTGCATCGGCTTCTTTTGCCTTGGCTGTTTCCGCACGTTTCTTGGTGGCCGTATCTGCCTTCTGTGTAGCGAACTTTTGTTTTGTAGTTTCTTTTACGGGTTCAGGCGCTAACGTAGGGTCTTCCACAAACTGTGGTTTACCTTCTGCGATTAGCGTTTCCTTGTTTACTCGCACTTTAGTGCCGGGTATCCGCTGACGTGTTACAGGGCGATCTGGACCTTGGCGCTCGCGCCCCGCTAGTGTAGCAGTGTCTTTTAATTTTACGTTGTTAGTATTTATGATAACTTCGTCTTCGCCAATAGGCCCGCGTTTTGTAATATCGGGTGAACCTAAAATATCTGATTTTTTAACTTTATAAGCCTGTAGTTTACCTTCTCCTTCAACCCAAGGCAGGTTAAGATTAGCTTTAAAGTTTGGATTTAAAGTAAAAGATTTGACAGTGTTTTCAGGCACATTGCCTATGCGATATACGATTATTTCATCGGGTTTATCTTTTAACAAGTTTTGCGTACGATTATATATACCTTGGCGAACCTCTGTTAATTCTGCATCCGTTGCACCATCCATAGAAGACGAATAATCAAGAGGTCCAACTAATACAGCTTTTAATTCGTCTTTAGCGAACTGCGTATCTACATCTAGCACAGCTCTAATATTGTCAAAACTATCTTCGCTTTTTTGCAGCACTTCGTCAGTTAGTGTAGTTGGCTGCGGTTCCGCTGGTGCATCAGCTCTCCCAACGCCTCGCACAGCGCGTCCCACTCCTCGTCCGTCAGGTGCCGTAGTATCGGGGGCACTAGGAGCGGCTGCGGTGGGTCCGTCTGCACTGCTTGGTCCAACAGGCGGAACGCCAACTCTACTTGCTGTTGTGTCAACTGGTCCAACATCTAATGGCTCCCCTACATCTTTCATTGTTAGTGTAGATTTTGTAATGGTTTTAGGCGGTCGTAAGTCACCGCGGAACGATAGCTGTTCGGGGCGCTTCCGATCTTTCCGCCTACGTTCAGGTTCGGTAACCCGTGCCTGCATTTCTCTCAGGCCAAGCTCAGTGTCTACATCAATGTCTTCCTGTTTCTGACGTTCAGCTTCTCTAGCGCGTCTTATATTTGCACTAGCATCTTGTGTGCCAACTTGCGCAGCATTGAACAAATCACGCTGCAATAGCTCCCGTTCTTGTTCTGTAGTAGGTTGCGGCGTTACTTCTGGTTCGGGGGCAGGTATGTTTTGTAGCGCACGTCCTCTAGGATCACGACGCGCTTGTTCTAACTCCAAAGCAAACAAATCAGGTTGCTCAAACGCATCTACGTCATCACGTTCTTCGGCTCTTAGTATTTCACGTTCTCTAGCCGCTTCTGGCTGTAGTCGAGCTTCACGTTCTCTTCTGACGCGTTCTTGTTCTGTAGTGGGTTCGCTACGTAACCTGTCTACACGTTGTGTTTCTTCTTTTTCTGCTCGTAGCGCCGCTATACCTTGTTCTTCTGCGCGTCTGGTACGACCTAACTCTGCCTGCTCAATGCGTTGCTTACGAGTAGTCGCCTGTCCTTCGCCACTATCTAGTAGTACGCCAAGGTCGTCTGGTCCTGTCAGTAGCTTCTGTTGCATACGATCTACAAGATCAGGTTCTCTAGGTTCTTCTACGCGCTCGTCAAAATCAAACTCTGCTTGGCGGGTATCGCGTTCTGCTGGCCTTTCTGGAGCTTGTCCCAAGTCAGCACGGGGGAACATCTCACCTTGTTCACCTTCAAAATTAGTTTGCAACCCTATACGCGGTGCTGCGCCTGCTCCACCTTGTAAATCTAGTTCCCCTTGCACGGCTTCTTGCGCTGGCGCATCTGCTGTAGGTCCAGTTTTACGGCTGTTTGTAAACGCGTCTACGAGGAATTGGATGGTGGCACCTGCACCGCCGCCTAGCGCAGCGGACTCGCCTGTACCTTCTAGTATGGCCCGCTCTGGGTTATACCCACGCTCTGCTAAGTTTTGTACAATCTCTGCGGTAGCTTCTTGCGCTGCTTCTGCGCCACCTGTAACGGCGGCGTTTGATATGCGTTGCCCCATAGTCTCGACTACTTCAGGGCCAAGTTGATCCATCAACCTGTTAATCACAGGGACATCTACGGAACGCATGAAGCGTCCTAGTGGTGCGACTTCCAAAAGACCAAACGGTGCGGCCTGCCGTATTGCACGGTTACGTTCTTCTTGAGTTGCACCTGCTGCACGGGCGCGTTCACTGGCTTCACCTGCTGCGGTTCCTACACCTAATAGTGCGCCTGCACCTGTAGCAATCCCCGTAGTAGCGGCGGCACCAAGAGATATAGGAGCGGCTCCAATACCCGCTGCGATACCCGCAATAGGCGCAGCAAAGCCCGCAATAGAACCGAACACATTACCAATTTTGTAGCTTAGATCATCCTGATCGCCACCTTTAGGTTTTATGGCGTCAGCAATACCCTGTATCTTGCTACGTGCGGCGAGTTCAGCTTCTTCATCTAGTAATGTAGCGGCACCTAGTGCGGCCATCTCACCTGTGCCTACAAACCCTGCACCGAAACCTTTAGCGAGGTCACCAAACATACCTGTTTCTTCAGGAATAGGAACAAAACCAAGATCACGCCCCAACAAGTCTTCTTCGCGTTGTGCTTGTCTAGCCTTACGAGCAGCAATTTTCTGTTCCCGCTCTTGTTGGTTTACAAGATTTACTAAATCTTCTTTAGGTGTACCTCGTGGAGCTTCGACTTGAACCGTCGCCCCATCGCCAAAGGTGAGCGTATGTATAGCCATTTATCAATCCACAGTAACGTTTGTTACATCTTCTACAGAACGCCCACTACCTTTTTGCATTAGTTCTTCCATTATAGTGTTAGCCATTGATTCTAATTCTAAGTAATTTTGTCCATCTTTTCGTTCAGAATTTAAGGCTAATTCTACAACTTCTCGTATTCTTTGTTGTTCTGCGCGTATGTTATTGTTTATTGCGTTTATTTTTTCTGGTTTTGCTTCGTCAGCCACTGCATCTGCTAACTCTATCTCTAAATCCTGTAGTATTTGAGATCGTTCTGTCTCCGCGGTAATCATGGCTGATCTTGTAGCCGCTATTTCAGTAGATAGCTTCATCGCCGCGGATAGACGTGTTGAATCATTTATTGCTTCGTTACGCGCAGTTGCTATTTCGTTTTTCGCCACGGCGTCTAATGCGGCTAACCTATTATTTTCTACGGTAACAACGCGATCCGCGTCTTTGCCACGCTGCCTCATTTGCTCTGCGGTCAGCGTCGTTATGCTATTGCGAATGTTGCGTTCGTTTGCAGAAGCATCTGCGGCTAGTTGGTTAGCGAGTTCTAACCCCTTCATACCAAGCGCAGCATCGTCCCCCATCTTATTACGCTCCATTGCAAACTCATCAAACAGGCGTTTTCTACGATTGTTGCGAGATTCGTTTGCCGCAGCAGCTCCACCGCGCACTAAAGAACCAATAGACCCCGTGCCACCTGTGCCGATTAGGAACGCGGTTAAGTCTTCGTCAGAACTGTAGTTTTCTTTATCGAACGCTTGCATACGCTCTAACATCTCGTCGTACTTAGCACTTGTCTCGTCACGCTTCAGGTAATCATCCGACATGGCCATGCCTTTGAGTAGCGCCGCATCCGCAGATGTTTCGTTTGTGGGCGACATAGCGGGGCCAACTGGGTTTACCGCACCGTTCGTTTGTGGAACGGCTAAAGAGGGTAATCCTCCTTCGTCTGGACTTGGTGCAGCCGACACTGATGGCGGTGCTTGATTTGGCAGTGGGCCTTGAGGCAACCCCATGTCGTCATCAGTAAGCGCGGCTGCAATTCCTAAATCATCTTTTTTGGGCGCGCCCATCGCTTTAGGATCAGGTGACGTATCTGCTTGTGTTTGATCCGCCGCTAAGTCTAACGCGGCTTGCTTTTCTTGACGTTGAGCTTTTACGAAATCCAAACCTCTACCCTTGCCCAACCCAGTAAGAAAATCTTTTACACGAGAAAATCCTGTTGGCGGAGCTAGGTTTTGTTTGATCCGGTTTACAATTTCCGCGTCAGATATATTACGCAAAGAACCACCAAGTTTAGCGCGGTACGCATCTATTTCGGCTTTACTAACTCCTTGAGGTGTCCCGCCCTGCGCAAACGATACAATACCGCCGCCTGCCATCATCTTTGGCCCTTGAGCCATTCTAGCAGCGGCAAGCCCCTGTGCTTGAGAAGGTGCAGCTTGAGGTCGTCTAGGTTGCCCCCCTGCAAGGCCCGGAAGTCCCGCGATACCAGCAGGTTTACGAGGCTGTGCCTTCGCCATGCGCTGCATGTTTTGCTGCTGCATACGTTGTTGTTGATCTAATGTACCTTTTGTACGTCCTGCTAAATCACCAAGCGTACTGCCCATCTCTTGTTTTGTTAGCTGTAAGGCTTCTTGTTCGCGTTGCTGGGCTATAGTTCCCGGCTCCTGCTGCTGCTTCATCTGCATATCGCGTGCTACAGCTTGTTTTTCAGACGTAAGTTTTTGCAGCGCTAAAAGGTCCAGAAGCTCTTTGTTGGCTCCGTAGCGTTGTTGTAACTTTTGAGGGTTGCCTCTGTAGGCATCCATGCGTTGTTCGATTTGTGCGTCAAGCCCGCCAGATTCTAAAGCCATTATGTGCTCTCCTTGCTGGAACTACCGCCAAATATTCTTTCGTATAAGTCTTTTATACCACCTGCTCCCGATAGAACTTCAGATAGTTGACTAGGCTGCGCATAAGAATATGACTGCGCCTCTAATGGTAAACCTTGCAGCAAAGACTGCATATACTGCACTTGCTTATACGGAAAGTCGCGTTCTTCTTCAAATTGTAGTCTATCCGCCACCACACCTTCGGATTCAATCGCCCGCTGTGTTGCGCCCATATCTGCTAAACGCTGTAGTCCTTGCGCACCGTAGGTGTTTATCTTGTCTTGCGCGGTCATACCACGATCTTGTTCGATGTTAAATTGCCCAAGCCCCTGCGCATATGCGTCTGAGTAACCTTGACCTGTTATAGCTGCAAGGTTTTGGCCTAAGTTACGTGCACCTTCTGCTTCCATTATAGCCTGTCGAGGGCCACCATATGCACCTGCCTGTGTAAGCCGTGAGGCGTCCTGTACTCGCTGTATTTGTGCTTGGCGTCTTGCTTCATCTATTTGTGGCTGTAAGGAAGCCTGCAGGTAGGGGTTCATATACTGCTGCGCTATATCCCCTGTAAACGTTTGCGGTTGATACCCTGCTGTTCCCATCTGTTCTGTTGGTAATGCTAGGTTACCTAAACCCTCAAACGCTGCGGTTTGTAGTCCTGATGCTCCCGCAGTAAGCGGACCCATATACGCGTTGTACCCCTCATTCGCCAGCGCTTGACCTTTGCCAAGCATTTCTGTGACGTACGGGCCTACATAAGAAGAAAGGGAAGATTCTTTTCCTGTAACTTCACCTACGATATCCGACCCCCCTGTAAGAGGACTAACTGGGTTTGTTTGGTTTGTTGTGGTTTCAACCATGGGTCACCTCACGCAGGTATAAATTTGTTAGGGTCTATTTCTTTACCCTGTTTATCATTGCCTGTACGAGCTTTACGTACGCGGCGCATCATATCGTCTAATACTTTAGCACCTGCATCGGAGTTACCGTTGCCTAGATGACTTACAACATCCGCAGGAATGACAAACTCACCATCACTCAACCGCGCTTCTTGCTTACCTTCAATGGTAGCAGGTACTTTATCCGCCATTCCATCACTAGCGCCGTCAAGATATTTGCCCTCTTTTAACTGCGCAATACCCCCTGCGGCCATATTTTGTACCCGAGGACCGCCCGGTCTACGTTCTTCTTTTGCGGGGTTAGCTGCGTTTAGTGCCGCCAAGCCTTCCGCGGACATCGGGGTCGCAGGAGTTTCGCTCTTAGGTTTGTATTGTGTCTGCGTAAAATAACGCTGTCCACCACTTCCGGGCCGTCTGTTAGGATCATACGTATCGGGTACAACCTCACGCTGCATTTCGTATTCTGGAATTTCGCCCTGATAACCTGTTTGTGGAATACGCGCCTGCCCAATACCGGATTGATCTAATAGGTAACCACCACCAATACTTACCGCGGAACCGAGTAGGTCAAGCTCGCCGTCTTTACCTGTAACAAGTCCTTTTAAGGCGTTATCTAACCAGCTAGCCATTACATTTCTCCAAGTATTCTTAGTAGCATATCATTTTCATCCTCAACCTGTCCACCCTTTGCGAAGCCACTAGCAAAGGCCAACGGACCAGCGGGGTTATTTGCAGGTTGCGTGGTGGGTACCCGTGTAGTTCCGTATGGACTTACAAACTTTTGCGCTTGGCCTTGATCTCTGAAAATAGATTCAAAGTTATAGGGTGTTATATCGGCCAGCGTATCAGGCGTTTTAACATCTACACGTTGACCTCCTACGTCCTCTGCCTGCATTAACATGTTTACCAAGTCGTTTACGTTTTGCTGCTG